TAGCGAGTAAAAGTTTTGTTGATTCGGTAAAAAAATTACAAAGAATATTAGGTGATAAATCTAGAATCGCCGAAGGTGACCCTCAAAGTGCGTTTATGGCGTTAATGAGTAGTGCATCATCATTGGGATTTAAAATTTCATCGTTACAACAAGGTAGTTCTAAACAAATTGAACAACTAGCTGCTAACTTAGTCCAACAATATTTTAATTTACCTGAAGACGCTATTAGATTAATACCACATCTTACATCATTTGGACCACAACGTGCGTTACCAAATATGAGAACTTCACCTAAACAATTTTCAGAAGAAGATATTAAAAAAGCATTTAAAGATGCCGACAAACACAAAGAAGAATTAGAAAAATTTGCTCAAGAGTTTGAAGAAATGGGTGTAGAATTTGATTACTCTAAAGGTGATGAGATTGTATCTAAAAAAATAGAACAAGCAGCTTTAAAAACATTTGAGGATGAAAAAGCTAAAAGAAGATTTATCAACTCAATTAACAAAGGTTTTGCATTTAATTTAGGTGAATTATACGAAGAATTAAATGAATATGTTGATAAGATTAACCCTGAATTAAGTCAGTTATATGCAGCGTCACAAGCAATAATGGAACACCTATATTGGTTATATCCTGATTTACAACAAATGGCTAGCGGTGGTGGTGGTCAATTGGCTCAACACGAAATCACTAAACCTGATGGTTCTAAAGAAAGTAGTAACGATGAAGAAGAAGGTGGTGATGAAGGTTCTAACGAAAATGAAATGAGTAACCAACAAGGTGGTGAAGAACAAGGTGGTGAAGAACAAGGTCCTTACACAATTGAAGCTTACGCACCAACATTACCATTATTAATTCACGAACTTTTATTAGGAGTTGCTAAGTATTTCAGTTGGTTAGGTGGTATTCAAGGAAAAGAAAAATCACAATTAATTATTCAATCGACTGACACAATTGGTAATGAGGTTTGGAATTCATATATGGGTAAAGTATTCTTCAAAGAATTGATGTTAAGATTTAAAGCGTTAAACGATGAATACGCATTACAAGATAAAAAAGTTCAAAATAGAATATTGTTATTCTTACAATTACATTTAGCAACATTATCTAAAGATGATTTAGAAACATTATTAAATGGAATTCATAAACAAGATGACCGAGTAATTCAAATAATTAATGAATTAGTTGAAGGTGCTATGGAACAATATCACGAAATTCATAAAAACATACCAGAACCAACTAAAAATTATGGTTCAGGTGTTGATTTAGGTGATGAAGACGATACCGAAGATGATGATTTTGATTTTGGTGACGATGATGATGATGATGATGATATCTATTAAGATACATACTAAATAAACGATAAAAACCTCCGATTTTAATTAATTGGGGGTTTTTTGGTATTTATAAATAAAAAACTTATGAGTTTGACAAGAGAACAAGTTATGTTAGAATATGTTAAGTGTATGAAAGATACTCCATATGCGTTAAGTACATATTTACAAACATACGACAACACAGTTTCAAAATACGTTCCGTTAGAATTATTCCCCGACCAAATAACGTTATTACAGGATTACGAGAACTATAATGAAAACATAGCATTAAAATATCGTCAAGCGGGTGTATCAACTGTAACATCGGCTTGGGTATCAAAAAAATTAGGATTCGCCAAAAAAGAAAAACCTGAAAAAATACTGATAATCGCCAACAAATTGGATACCTCAATTGAGATGGCGAATAAAATTAGAGCCTTTGTAACACAATGGCCAAGTTGGGTTAACGTTCAGATTGACCCCAATAAAAAATCCACCAAACATTGGAAATTAAGTAATGGTTGTGAAGTTAAGGCGGTGGCAACATCAAAGGATGCTTTACGTGGATTTACACCTACGATATTAATATTTGATGAGGCTGCGTTTATTGAAGCCGACAGTGATTTCTGGTCAGCGTGTATGGCGTCCCTATCAACAGGGGGTAAAGTAATTGTGGTATCAACTCCAAACGGTAATGACCCAATTTACTATGAGATTTACGACCAAGCATTACGTGGAATGAATGATTTCAAAATTACGGAAATGTATTGGTATCGTGACCCTCGTTATACTAAAGATTTATTCTTCGTTAAAACCGATGATGCAATTCATTATCTTCTAAACAAAGAAGAATATGACCCAACAAAAATTATTAGTTGGGCTGATAAAGAATTCAAAGATAGGGATTTTGAAGAAGCTAAAGAACTAATCAATAACGGATACAAACCTTGTTCTGATTGGTTTGAAAAAATGGTTAAGAAACTTAAATACGATAAACGTAAAGTTTCTCAAGAGTTAGAGTGTAACTTCCTTGGTTCAGGGGATAACGTGTTTGATTCTAAATTGATGCAGAAAATTCGTGAGAATTATTTGTTAGAACCCCAAAATAAAATGTTAGGTAATCAATTATGGATTTGGAAAGAACCTGTTGTAGGACACAAATACATAATGGGTGTCGATGTTAGTCGTGGGGATAGTGAGGATTTTAGTTCATTCCAAATTATTGATTTTGACACTCGTGAACAAGTTGCTGAGTTTGTTGGAAAATTACCTCCCGATACTATGGCAGAAATTTGTTTTAAATGGGCGAATATGTATTCAGCATATATCGTTGTCGATATCACGGGTGGTATGGGTGTTTCCACATCACGTAAACTTCAAGAGTTGGGATATAAAGATTTATATGTTGATGGTGAAGACGTTAACAACTCTTGGAAATACAATCCAAAATCCGCCGAGAAAATACCGGGAATTAACTTTAACAATAAACGTGTTCAGATTATTGCATCATACGAGGAGGCGATGAGACACGATTTCAGAATTTACAGTCATCGTCTATACAATGAAATGGATACGTTCATTTACATAAATGGTAGACCTGACCACCAAAAAGGACGACACGACGATTTACTTATGTCTATCGCGATGGCAACATATGTAGGTGAGACATCATTCAGTAAATTAAATAAAGTCACAGACCAAGCTAAAGCAATGATTGAATCATGGTCAATTAATAACAACACATCCGTAAGTAAAGATATGGAATTCAATCCTGTTATCCCAAATTATAATGATATGATGGGTAGAAACAGTAATAATAATTCAAATATGTCAAGAGATGAGTATTTGAAATATAGTTGGTTATTTGGTGGTGTACAAAGATAGTAAACTATTTAAATATTGATATTTATAATTAAAATTCTTATATGGAAAAAAATAACAATTTAACGGTTTGGCAACGATTATCACAAGCGTTCGGACCCAATTCATTATTAAACCAAGATTACCCCACATATAAGTTTGATAAAAAGGAGTTACTTAAAACAACTTCAAAAGATGAGTACGAAAAAGAAAAATTACAAGCTCAACAAACTTTTTATTTAACAAATCAATGGGCAAAAATTGAGAGTAATTTATATTCTCAAGCAATATATTATGAACCAACTCGTTTGGCATCATTCTATGATTATGAATCAATGGAATATACTCCTGAGATTTCAGCAGCATTAGATATCTACGGTGAAGAATCCACAACTGTTGACCAAAACGGTTATATGTTACAAATTTATTCCGAATCAAAACGTATTAAATCGGTATTAACTGATTTGTTTAATAATAATTTAGATTTAAATACTAACTTACCTATGTGGGTAAGAAATACTTGTAAATACGGTGATAATTTTGTTTACCTAAAGTTAGATTCTGATAAAGGTGTAATTGGTTGTATGCAATTACCTAATATCGAAATAGAACGTTTGGAACGTGGTATGGCGGCTAAAATAAACAATAGCGAAGAACCTGGTAATAGTAAAGGATTAAGATTCCAATGGAAAGTTAAAGATATGGAATTTAATTCTTGGGAAATCGCACATTTTCGTTTATTAGGTGATGATAGAAAACTTCCTTATGGTACATCAATGTTAGAGAAGGGAAGACGTATTTGGAAACAGTTATTGTTATCTGAGGATGCTATGTTGATATACAGAACCGCAAGAGCACCTGAAAGACGTGTATTTAAAGTATTTGTTGGAAACATGGACGATAAAGATGTTGAGGCTTACGTACAACGTGTTGCGAATAAATTTAAAAGAGACCAAGTTGTTGATTCAAAAACAGGTAATGTCGATATGAGATATAATCAAATGGCGGTAGACCAAGATTATTTTATCCCTGTTCGTGACCCTGCGGCACCTAACCCAATTGATACACTACCGGGTGGTCAAAATATGGGTGAGATTGCCGATATCGAATACATCCAAAAGAAATTATTAACCGCACTACGTGTTCCAAAAGCGTTTTTAGGTTTTGAAGAACCTGTAGGTGAAGGTAAAAATTTATCATTAATGGATATTCGTTTTGCAAGAACAATTAATAGAATACAAAAATGTATGATTGCCGAATTAAATAAAATCGCAATTATTCATTTATTCCTTTTAGGATTTGAAGACGAATTATCTAACTTTACACTATCATTAGCAAATCCATCAACACAGGCTGATTTGTTAAAAGTTGAAGCTTGGAAAGAAAAAGTTGCGTTATATAAAGAGGCGGTAACTGCGGTTGAAGGTATTGCACCTACATCGGTTACTTGGGCTAAGAAACATATTTTAGGTTTCTCAGATGAGGAAATTAAACTTGATTTACAACAACAACGTGTTGAAAAAGCCGTTGGTGCTGAATTAACAAATACCGCAACAATCATTACACATACAGGTATCTTTGATAATATTGATAATCTATACGGAAATAAATCAGGTGGTACGCAAAATGCGGGAACAACACCTCCACCACCACCGGGTGGTGATATGGGAATGCCGTCCCCACCTCCCCCAGGTCCTGAACCGGGTGGTGATGCAGGTGTAACACCT